GCAATTTCTTCTTTCAGAAGAGTAGTAAAGCCTTGTCGTGCTACTTCAATCTGATCTGCTCGTGCAGCTGTTTGAGTAGCTTGTTGCTGAAGATCCTGCAACTGACCGACCAAATACTTGGCTTTGTCAGAAAGATCGTCAATTACGTGGTTCTCGCCATCTAAAACGAGGGTTGGTTTTTCTTGTACTTCAGTTGTCATTATAATGTCCTTGTATTATACAATTTCACAGGCTCCACCTGTACAGGCGAGTTCTTGTGATCCGGTTGTGTTGTCTTCTTTTTCAAACTGAGCTAGCTCTTCCCAGTTCACGTTTTGTGGCATCGCTGCCAACAGTTCTTCATATCGACTTTCGTCAATATCTTCATAGGGAGCTTGTTGATATACGTGGTCGCTAGTCGGTAAAAGACTAATCCCCGAACATAGATCAAAATTATCCCAAATCCACTGTGCTACCTTAAAGTACTCGCTATCGGTATAATACACAGTGACGCTTGGCTTGTGTTCACACCAGTGATTCTGATATGTTTTCCACAGTGCCAATTGTTCCATAGCCCCCACTTCTTTCACACAAGTACTAGACTCGGGTGATTTCACTGGGAAACTAAATACCACAGAAGAGGGCGACATAACATCTTGCTCTACTGGGAATCCTGCTTGCTCCATATAGACTGCAAGTGGGTCTTTTTTGTCCGAACGTACCCGGCGGATGTAATGCTTACTAAAGCGAGGATGTATACCGGAAGCACTGTCAACAAGCTGAGAAACAGTACCACTAGGTTTAACGCAAGTAATAGCTGCAGAAACATTAACACCAAGTTTTTCAGCCCATTCTTTATTAGTTTTAATACTAACATCTCTCATCTCCTCTAGCCAAGTGGCTAACATTGGAGACTCGGCCATGCCGTTCTTGCCTCCCAGTATATCATGATCCATGATACCTGTTAAACTTACGCCTAACAAAGCCTCTTCTTCAGTATTACGCTTCCAACGCACCCGCAGATACCTAAAATCTGTAAGAGAGGATTGTAGAGTACCAATAATGGTAGCTTTACGCACTTTCTCTTTCAATGTTTCAAGAGTATCATCTGAGCGCACAACTACTTCGGATAGGTTACAAAACTCATTGCTTCGTAGAATAATCTCAGAACAAGGGTTAGTACCAAAGTCATGAGTTGCATCCCTACGCCCATTACGAGCTGCAATTTTTTGTGCCGCTACTCGGCTAAACAATCCACGCTCACCAGACTTAGACTCATATAGATTCTTCATCTCAGTTAAAAACGCTTCAAAATCAGGCTTCTCTGTATAAGCTACAGAGTTGTTAGCGAGGCGCCGTTGACCTTGATCAACCCACCACTGCCCTGATTTAGCCTTTGACATACGCTGGTCAGAAAGATTAGAAAGACTAATCAATGCAGAACGACGTACACCACCCACTACTACGATATCAGCAATCTTACAACAAACATCATGACACTCAATACTTGTTAACTTGCGCCCTGCTGCTTTTTGAAATACTCCTACGCAGAAGTGAAATAGATCCTGTAGCGGCTCAGGTCCACTTGCTCGTCCACCAAAAGTTTTAAGTCTAGCACCTGCTGGTCGTACTCGGCTCATGTCCCACTCTGGTAATTTACCTGCATAAAGCATAGCAATTAACTCACGGAAAGCACTTGCCCATCCCAACTTACTATCACTTACTACGATAGTGGAACTTGTTTTGTGAAAAGTTTCAGCGACTTCTGGTAGCTTGTTAATAAAGTTACGTTCTACACTAAAGCCTACTCCTGTTCCACACATCAACACATACATAAGCTCGTCAAAAGCTCGTGGATGGTCAATATGTAAATAACTACAGTTAAACCCTGCTACGTTGTCACGCTTCAGTGCTTCTCCTGCCGTCATCATACATCTCATAGAAGGCATAACCTCTAACGCATGGATAGCGTCCCAGATTTCTTGCCCTTCTTCGTCATTTAGCTGCTCTCTTTCTTTAAAGAAATCAACATAACGACTACATGTCTCTGCCCAGGTCTCTCTACGACCTTCGTCTTCTAGCCACCTTGCATAGCGGCTTTTATGAATAAAACTTTGATATTGATCCATCAGACCATTCTCTCCTGTATTTCGGATACGTTATCCGTGCCTATCGCATCATCGCAATATGTTATTAAATCCATTAACTCATAGTTTTTTAACAAAACTTCTGCGTTCTGATTCAGTTCTTGAATGTACTTATACTTACCATCTAAAGGGATGTTATCGTATATAGTCATTGCATCGCCGTAATCTCGTATAAGCTGTTCTGCTCTCTTCGGGCCAATACCGTTTATACCTGGAACATTATCGCCTTTATCTCCTGTTAAACACTTAAAAGAGATATACTCTTCTGGTGTAACATTATAATGCTCTTTCCAGTTATCTATTGTTACTTCTTTTCGGGTAACATAAGAAAATCTACTTACTCCATCTTGTATTAACAAGTCCCAGTCTCGGTCACTAGAGATTAACCATATATTCTCTAGTCCGTAAGACTTTCGTTCTTTTACTAGGTGGGCAGCAAGATCATCTGCCTCTACACCTTGAAAACGAAATACTTTATAATCTTCTGCAAGTAGCTCTAATGTTTCTTCGTATTCTTCAAAAAAGTCAATAAATGCTTGCTTTTCTGCTTCAGTTTGTTCAGCATACTTATCTTTTCGATTCTGCTTGTAGTCTGGTAATATCTCTTTTCGATAGCTCGATGATCCCCAATCTGCGGTAATAATTATAGTACCACAATTGTAAGATGTTGCTAGAGATTTTACGACTTCTACATAGTCATTACGAAAATCTGTTCTACCTTGGTGTTTCCACCGAAAAGCTAAGTTTAACGCGTCTACTATGAGTACTCCATCAAGAGTACGTTCATTAAAATTAAAAGCCACTTATAAACTCCACTTTTTCTGATTCCAACCAATCTTCCGCAAGTAGTACATAACAATTTAGAAACCGTATATAAAGATACTCATCTGTAACTTCTGGTTTATGCTCTGTTACTACATATACTTTTGATCGATCATACTTAAAAAATAAAAGGGGCATTTGATCTCCGCCTTTTGCCTGTACTACAACTTTTTTCCACCAACGAATAAGATTATTTGTCTTTGGTTGTGTAAATATCTTATCTGTTAGAGGCGAATCTTTGTAGTTTTTTACCTCAATACAATAATGATTTCTTTGATTGGGGACATATAAGTCCCCTTTCAAATATTCAAGAGCACCAGAGGCAGGTACTCTTTCAAATTTTAGTCCGGTCGCTTGGCGTAGCATGTCTCTCACTAGATACTCCCCTCTCGCTCCCTTGGCTCTTGAGTCTACCATTCTTATCCTCTTCTTTTTCTGCCTCTTTAGAAGCCTCTTCTTCCCAGTGCTGAGTTCTAAGCCACCATCCTCTGCGTCTTCCTGCGCTCATCTTCACTCCAATGTGCTGATGTTACCATCCTTAACTACCTCGATTTTTTCAAGAAGAGGGTGAGACCAACCATGCGATACAATATAAGTATTCATGTCTTCTCGAAGTAGTACTTCTACTAGCTTCTCTCTACCTTGATCATCAAGTACGTTTGTTACTTCATCTAAAAACAGAATATTGATTTTAGACTTAGATATACTACTCATTAGCTTACGAATTGCTATGAGAGTAGCGGTGTTTACTCTTGCTAGCTCTCCGGAAGAAAGTGCTAGAATATCTACTACATTGCCGTTGTCTGTAATCTCTACATTGAGTTTATCATTTGAAACAACAAACTCAAGAGTAAATCGACCATCAGACAATTCGGCCAAGTACTCATTGGCTAACTCTTCGAGTTCTCCAACTAAGTTTTCTATTTTATATGCAAGTAATCCATTCGTGCTAAAAGACTTCTTGAGTATATCAAGCTCTGATTCTAGCTTTTGATTTCCCGCAAGTTTTCCATCATACTCTTCCTGCTGTTCAACAAACTCTGCTGTCTGTTCTTGAATAACTTGAATACGAGTATTTACCTTTGTTCTTCTTTCATTCTCGGCCGCACTATCTGCGAGTTGTACTTTTGCCTTTTGTATTCTACTTTGAATCTCATATAAGCGGTCTTCAAGCTGTTCTTTATCCAAGACAGCCGTAGGCAAACTTCTATCAAATGATCGTAACAAATCTTCGCAATCCTTCTGAGCTTTCTGTATTCGCTCGAATTCTGCATTGTTTTCTTTAATTCGTATAATTTGAGGCTTAATCTCATCAATCTTCTCCTGTGCAGACGCAAGTTTAGTCTTCTCGCCCGCAATCATAGCCTTCTCTGCAGAAACATCTATAGGTTGCTTACAGGTTGGGCATACTTCTTTCAATTGTTCTAATTTTTTCAGAGTCCGTTGAGCACCCGTAGCGGCTGCTTGTAAAGACCCTAACTCAGACTGTAAATCATCATAAGATTCATACTGAGTTGCTGTAGAGTTTCTGATAGCCATCATATCAATTTGATCTAACAGTCTCTTATACGTGTTGTTGGTATTAATTTTTTTATTTTTTTCTAAAATATTTTCAATTTCTACCATGAGAGTGCTTGAAGCCTTCTCGTCTTCAGATGTATCAATTTGTAAATCCAACATGGGTAGTATGAATGTATCACTCAATTTATTATCTTGTAACCATTTTTCTACTGTTGCAAGTTTACCAGCTATGGTAGAAGACCTACTCGAAACATCTTTTGAAGCGCTTTTAAATACTTCAAACAATTCAACGTACTTTTCTAAGTGTAAGAGATCGATCAGAAACTTCTTTCTGTTCGCATCTGTAGCAGTAAGAAACTGCAAGCTCGCATTCGTATTTTGATATACTAGCTGCGAAAATGTTTTAAAGTCTACTCCGAGAACCTCTTGTAACGTCTTATATGTATTCGTAGCTGTATGGCTAGATATATCGTTACCGTTCTTCTCGAGTTTTACTTTTATACTTGTTTTACGGTTTACCGTAATCTCATATCTATCTTCATCTTTAGTAAAAGACAGATAGATGTTGTAACCATTATTTACATAGCGGTTAGGAATGTCTGCTTTTTTGATTCCTTTTGAGTTTTTGTTGTACAACGCTTCTTCGATGATTAATGGGATGGACGACTTGCCCATCCCATTAGTACCAAGGATTTGTGTAACAGTATTATCGTTTAATTTTAACTCATTACCAGAACCATAACTAAAGCAGTTATCCCATTTCAATGTTTGTAGTGTAATCATTGTATGTTCCTATGATATCTGGTATTTTATCAGGGTTAATTTCGAGTATATATGTTAGATACTCTACTAGTTCTTCTTGTACTGACATCTCTTTATCCATGATAAGGGATGCCTCTGACTTACGTTTTACTACTTTTTTATCAAGAAGTTCGGAGTTCTTCACTCCTGCTAAATCTTGTATATCTCCTTCTACTTCATAGATCGTATGATCGAACTCAGTAGGGGTCATTTCTTCACTACTTGTAACTGTTTTACGGATTAGTTGGGGCAGTCTAAACTCTTCCCACATCCAATCCCAGTTGGCTTCATTAATAAGTAAGTACCCTGTCTTTACTTTATTTCGGTGAAAAGAAGTAGTCATTGGACTACCAGGATATACAATATTTCGTTGTGTATTGCTATGGGAGTGTAGGTCTCCTGCAAATACTACAGGGAAATCTTCTAGTAAGTCTAGGTCGATTTCCGGCTTTACGTGCGGTGGTATCTCTCCTCTAATATGAGTGAATAAAGGCTTGCTCGTATCAAAATGATCAATGCTACCCTTCTTGTGTAAATCTGCGTAAGGTAATATACCGTACCCAAGATCTTTATCAATGTATGAAATATCTACTACATTGATTAAGGGGTTGATATCTCGAGAAACCTGTTTCAACTGTGTAAAGAAAGTCTTATTCTTTTTAGTTGCTTCATGGTTTCCGTCATAGATAATTGTTGGAATCTTTACTCCTCGAATAAACGAGAAGTAAAGCTCCAACTCTTCCATATTCGGAAGACGATCAAAGAGATCGCCTCCGATTATGTGCATATCACATTCTTTCTCCAGTTCATAAATCTGTTGAAAGAACATTTGATAACGGTCTGTCGCCCACTTAACTGGGACGTTTTTCTGTCCTAGCTTGATGTGCCAGTCCGCTGTAAAGAGAATCATCCTACATTAAACTCCGCATCTAATGCTTCGTCGTCAGTCTCGTCACCGTGGTTACGAACTCGATCAAGCAACTCTTTCTGAGCGTCTGGAGTAGGACGAGACATAACGTCGTCCATAGACTTCAGTTCAGCAATAGCCGCCAGTTCGTCTTCGCTAAGTGCGCGAGGCTTGCACTTGAGTGCTTGTAGCTGATACTCTACATTGTAAGGAAGAGGCCCTGTCTTTACTCGCTTGAAACAAATGTCCCAACCAGTTTCAGGATCAGTAGGATCTCCGAGGTCTTCAGCAGCAGTAATAATCTGCTCCCACAACTTCTTCTTGAGGTTTACTACTTTAACTTCTCCGTTGTCAATGCACTGAGTAGCATAGCTCCAGCCGCACTTCAGGTCTGGGTAGTATTCACGAACCCAGTCTTTTTCCATGTTGTTGAATCGCTCTGTGTTTCTATCGAAAGATAAGCATTCCATGGGAATATTTTTACCGTTCTCACCATTGATCCAGTAAACGTAGCGAGCAAGAATGTCGCCAACAATACGCATCTTGTTGTCGCCGTCTTTGTACTGAAAGGATGAGATTGATGATTTTTGGGCAGAGCCCTTTTGTTGATTAAATGCAATAGCCATTAGTGTATAGTCTCCAGTGTGACTTCTTCATAGATAAAAGTGATTTCATCTTCTAGTACTATGAGTAGCCTGTTGTCGTTAATTTCGTCTAGAGGCACTGGACAATGCAGTGAATCTAGCGTAGTTTTGTTATATGTAATATAATCTGCATAACTCCTGAGAGAAGCTAAGGCATAGTATATACACAGTTCTTTGTTTGTATACTTATAAGAATTGAAGAGTAAAAACTCCCCATGA